CGGGCCTGTGGCGCAACGTGGGTTTTTGAATTTTCACTCGATGTTAAGATTACAACGGTATAGTCTGCGTCAAACGACCAGAGCCGTTCGGACAAGAGCCTTCCATCTTTTAATACACTTTCTTTCATTTGCTCTTTCATCTACCCTCCACTCTTTTTTTCTTTTTCCAATCGCTAGGTGAAGCAACGTGGAGTAATCTTCTAACTCCTCGTCCGAATGAATACGTCGACCATCATCGTCGTAGGCCGAGCTGTAAGCTTCTTCGCACAGCGAATTCACCAGCGCTTTCTCCATTTTTTCTGTCTGCCTTGCGTACAAAGGTCCCATCAACGCTAAAGGAAGCTTCGTAAGCACCATGCCATTCATGAAATCCTCATACAATGAGAGATCGAATGGAGGCAGGTCTTTTGAACTTAGCGGGGGCGCGTATTGGTAGAAGGCGAGATTCTTTAGCGCCTCGGGGAATGATTCGATAATTCTTTGGTCTGCGCCAACAACGGCACGAGCCAAAGATCTGGCTTCGTTTAGAGACATTTGCCAGCCGCCCTCCAAATCCGCATAGGTGGATCGGAACGCAGCCAGCGAGTCTCTCGTAACGAAACAGGGGTACCTCTTCGCACCCATTATCAAGTCATCCTTTCGGCCCAAGACCTTCTTCTCGAACTCATCGGTACCTATCGTAGGGAGCCTGTTCCGCTTTGCGTTACAAGTCCTTTCGTAGGCCGCCGACAATCTCGATACTAGGTCCGGTTCAAGATTCCCGTTTTTATCCCTCTTTCCTTTTACAATACCGAGGCCTCCTAGACTTATAGGGATGTCCAGGCTTAGTTTCTCGGTAATTGCCCACACTCTTTCTGCTTTTTTTGTAATGTAAGGATTTTCATCGAGGCAGGTCCGGTACTCTTTCCACTCGATCTGGGGATTAATAAAGTAACGATTATCCCCTGTGAGAGCAGTCAAGAGAGATGGCCTGAGTACGTTAACCTTTTCGCCCTTCTTCGCGTCCCATAGCTCGGAATTAACGGTGAAGTATCTCCGATTCCTCAGAGACTTCCCGGGAGAGACGATGCCACCGATGGCTTCGACTCCCTTCCGCCAACCCTTGCTAGACGTGTACTTGGACTCTTGGAAAACTACATCATCCCCGTTGATTCCTACACCTTTTAAATTTTTTAAACTTTTTTTGTCTGCCAAGATCTTTCCCCACAAGTGTTCGTCACTGCTTTGATACAGATAAGCAGTCAGACTAAGGATGCAAAGGAGAGGGAACGAAACCACGGAGCCCATCATCTGTCCGCGGGTTTGTTTGTAGAACCGAGCCGTCTTTCCATGGCCTACCTTGAAGAGGCAGCGCGTGGTGAACGACTTAAGTTCTTCCGCGTGTGGATAACGAGTAATCTCGCAGAATGTGTCGAGCAAAGAGTCCGTAATGCGGCCATCAAAATTATCAGTGGCTGCCTCGAGATCTCCTGACACAAACGCGAACTTCCCGTAGTTCATACGTCCCCTATTTTTCTCCCACCATTGACTCACTTGACCGCCGAAAATAGAGCAGTCGAGCTGAGAGAAGCAGTGGTTCAGGTACTTACAGACCCAAACGTGCCTGACATTCTCTGCCGAATCTTTGGTAATCGTCCTTATCTTCCCGCCTGTATAGATCGAGGCCGGGACGACGTATTTCTTTATATAACGCCGTCCTTTTATTTTATTGAAAAATCTTTTCCCCCCGCTAGCTTTCGACGCTTCCACGCACCCACTCTCCGGAATGTATTGACGCTTGACGAAGTCTTCATATGACTCGTCCTCCATGATGAGAGCTAGAATTCTGCAGGCAATTTCCCTGGCCCGCTCATTCACGCTCACCTTAATGGGATTGTCGCACACACGCGACAGGAAACTGGAGCCGGCTTTTTGCAGTTTGCGCCAGGACGTAGGGACCCAGACCTTGCGGGCCAGATAACGAGAGAACAGGGCCTCAGCCCTATCTCGATCGATCTCTGAGCCCTCCTTGTCAAGGGAACCGAACTCCAATTCCATCTCATCATCACAGGCATCTTTATCAAACACGGTAGAAACGGGGGTTTCCGCGCCGCCAGAAAGGTACAGATAGGCTCCGTAGAGGTCGCCGCAGGCTTTCCTTTCGAGATCATCGACCAAATCTAGCTCGGCTTCCGTCTCCCTCTGGAGGCGGTCCCTAAGAGCTAGGTCCTTAACTTTGGACACATGGCCGAGAGTCATCAAAAGTATTTCCCGCAGTTCCCGACTGTGCTTCATAGCACCCACAGAGCTTGTCCAACCCGCCTGAGTGGCCGTCGCCTCATGGACGTCAGTCGCCTTAGCGAGGTTCCAACGTTGGTCTAAGGTTATCTTATCATCCAGCTCGTCAGAGTACTTCTCCAACTCGAGCAGGACTGCACTAAACCTTTCGACTAACTCCGACTTTCCTTCATTTTCTATTTTTTTTCTTTCGACCTTTAACTTCCAGTATTCCTGGTCGGCCCAATCGAGAAAGAGTTCAGAAGCCGTCGAGGCACTTCGCTCTCTATCGGTCAGCCCTTCCGTCGCATGGTAAACACCACCGTGAAGGTAGGTCTCCACCCGGTATCCCTGGTAATCAACGATCTTTTCAGATATTTTCTCTATTTTTTTCAACTCCGAATCTACACGGGCTAGTCTCTCTGCGCGAGAAAGCTTTTTGTCCGTGATATTTGCGGAGGGCACTTCCGAGGAGTCTAGTTTGACGTCTAGACCGATAGCCTCAGATTTGGCGAGCTTTGTGGCGTCACCAGCCAACCCAGCCCAAAGAGCCAGATCTCCACTGTTACCGTCCGAGAAGTCCTCATCCTTACTACGCGAGAGGCTCTCTTTCGATCCCGTGGCGGGACGTTCCCGGAAAGTCTTTTTACGGACCACCCGAGCAAAGGCACGCAGACTATTAATGTCCGCGCGCCGGGTCGCAGTCTTTACGGCCTTTGTGACCAAGCGCAGACTACGGAGCGCTTTTTGTTCGTGTTTGTTGAAAGACCCTAGTAACGTGTAGGCCTATCGGTTACGGATCGTACCTAGACTAATCTCCTCACTCAACATGCTATGATCGGCACAGAGATCAGAGTAAAGCCCTTTCGTGTGGCACTCGAACACGGTCCTTATCCCCAGACCGGGGGGCGCCTCCCTATGGTGACATCCCTGCGTCTTTTAAACGCTCGTTTAACTCCCCTATCCCCCATTCCTTAATTACCTACCCTTCATCCTCTCTGATGATCTGGGGTCTTGCCCCTATCCATGTTAGCCTCCGTCAAATTGTCCTGTTAAGGTATGACATCGTCGGCCCCGCAGAGCATGGAACACGCCCACTCCGAAGAGTTTAGGGCCCAGGCACTGGCTATCATTGGATTCCATATTCGTTCTTCTCAAACCCAAAGGGTGTGTTCTAGTCGGCTCCCCCCGAAGGAGTACTGCGATTGTCAAGCCGCGATGTAAACAAAGCGCCAATCAACACGAGAAGTCGGATAATCTTCCGCAGAATCTTCCAAAACGTGGTACGAAAAGTACTTCAGCGAACTGTTAGGTCCACCGAAAGCACCGCCACTGTGCAAGGATCAGAGTTTCAGAGCTCAAAGGTGAAACCAAGGGTAATTTATCCCTCGATCACATTTCAGGTCTGGAGTGTCCTAGGTCGGAAAAACTCAATTTGCTTTTTACTTGAAGGAAGCATAACCACGATTTTGAAAGCGATATCCCGCTATATGGATAAACCCCCTTTTTAGGGGAGGCCTCTCATATGATGAGAGCAAGAAACGCTGAGCAACACTATGCTCCG